AGTCTAACAGCCATCACATATGAAGGAACGATCGCTCAGTGGAACGCCATCACCAAACCGGTCAACTGGATGTCCTCCGGAGAACATTCCTACAACAATTATCTGAAAAAGATCCAGTGCATAGACGGCTATTTGGAGTATGATCTTGAAAATGATGTGTGGAACGAGGTGAAAAACGGATGATGAAATTCTTAGTGAAACAGCAAAAAATCGAGGTGCTGGAGCGAGAGGTCATTGCCTCTGACCAGATCGCATTTGTTTCGGTGAAGTTCGTATTCGATGGGGCTTGGAAAACGCTGCACAAGGTGGTGCAGTTCACGCAGTGCGAAGAAACATACAACTTGGTACTTGGCACAGAGGGAACAACCTGCTTGCTGCCTGCCGAACTGCATCCCGGTGCGGTGAAAATGAGTTTGTTTGGTTACGATGAGGAAAGCGATACTACACTGCGTGCAACAACCGTACCAGTAACTCTTCACATTCGACCATCTGGGTTTGTTGCAGATGGGGATACGCCAATTCCGCCCACACCGGATTTGTATACGCAGCTTTTGAAAAAACTGGACGAAAAGGCTGCTGGACTTCAAAATGGAAAAGATGGATTTTCCCCAAAAGTAAAGGCAGAACAAATGAAGTCGGGTGTTGTAATTACCATTGTCGATGCCGATGGTGAAACTTCTGCAACGCTTCATAATGGTGCAAACGGAGAAAAAGGGACAGACGGTAAATCTGCATATCAAATTGCAGTAGAACAAGGTTATCAAGGCTCTGAATCAGACTGGCTCTCTTCATTGAAAGGCGATAAAGGTGAAAAAGGCAATACAGGAGCCAAAGGAAATCCCGGTCAAGATGGTGCGGAGGGAAAGTCAGCATACGCAATTGCAGTGGAGCATGGCTATGAAGCTTCCGAAGACGAATGGCTTTTATCCTTGAAAGGTGAAAAAGGTGATACTGGCGAGCGTGGTGAAAAGGGCGACACCGGATTGCAAGGCGAGCGAGGCGAAAAGGGTGAAACTGGTCAGCAGGGAGAACAAGGTCCAAAGGGCGAAAAAGGCGACCGGGGCGAACCGGGAACACCCGGAGCAAAGGGAGAACGTGGCGAAAAAGGTGAAAAAGGCGATGCTGGAACACCCGGCAAGGACGGCGTAAACGGCAAAGACGGAACAAATGGAACTGACGGCAAGGATGGTGCAGACGGTTACTCCCCAACAGTAACCATCACAGAAACAGACACCGGAGCAACCATTACAATCACCGATAAAAACGGAACAACGACAGCAACCATCAAAAACGGTACAAGTGGCGACACTGCATCTTGGGGCGATTATACACCGGGATGTGAAGAGGGTGAATCAGCGAAATACTGCACCGCAAAGCTGGTTACAGTAACAGGCAAGCAAACATGGCAGGTATTGCCGTCCATCAGCACAGTAACTCATAATGCCCTGAATATTGTGCCAGACGGGTTGTTTGTGCTGGACTTGTCACCGGATGTCAACGCACTCAAAACCTCTGCACACACGCATGACAATAAAGATTTTTTGGATGGAATTGAAACCTATCTGCATAGCACGTACTCAAAAGTAACAGCAGAGCGAGAAGCAGCAGATAATAACCTTGCAAAACGCATTACAGCCTTAGAAGACACCATTGGTGATATATCTGCAGCCCTGTCTGCAATGGTGGAGGTGTAACATGGCGGTGACAATTACAGAGCAGCTGACAAAACTAAACCAACTGCGGCAGCAGCTTGCAGCGAACCTGACTACAAAGGGCGTGACGGCAACCACCGCAGAAAAATTTAATACCCTTGTACCGAAGGTTCTGGAGATTTCAGGCGGCGAATCCCCGACCACAACCGTGCTGTATGATGCAACCCATCGGGATACTGTATCTTTGCTTTACAATGATACGATTTATAGCGTGGCGGACTTTACCGCCCTGCATGCAGATTTTTGCAGTGCGAAGAACAACTACGCTCTGAACTATGGAACAACCGTTTTTGGATGGGATTATAGCTGCTATACCTGTTGCACGCTGCCGATCAGCGTGACAGCATCCACGCAAATTGCAATCCGCTTTCTTTCTGGAAGTACGGAAGTCGGAATTTTACGCTTAGTACAGTCCGACACGGGTACAGCTGCGGACATCCTCGCCAAAGCACAGACGGAAGGCAGTTATATGGACTTGCCTTTACAGTGGCTGTACAGTTCGGACTATATCACAACGCTGACACCCTGCGAGGGCGTAACGGCTGGCACTTATTATTTGGTGTGGGTTGGTCGGAGCAATAACAGCCACCCGCTGATTCAATCTATCACAATTTTGTAAGGGGGAAAATACAATGAATATTATTGAGGCAGTAGAGCAGCTGAAAGTCGGAAAAGCAATCCAACGAAGTAACTGGGGCAATGCAAAAATTCAAGCAGTGCAGCTTGAAAATGGACAGTATCAAATTTTCGCATCCGGCGACTTGACACCGGAGATGCTCGTTTTGCTTTCTGGTGATTATGATGTGAAAGAAGAGAAAGAAACGAATGATGTGAAAGAAACGGAGGAAGCAGTGTGATTCAAGGAATTATCACGGTTGCAATCTCTGTTCTGTCCGCAACTGGCATTCTGGGTATTGGCACACGAGCAATCTTATCTCGAATGAAAAAGCAGGACAGCCATCAGAAAGCTTTGGAATACGGTGTACAGGCATTGCTGCGTGACCGGATGTTACACTGCTATAACAAGTACATTGAAGCCGGATTTGCACCCATCTATGCAAAAGAAAACTATGAAAATATGTACCGGCAGTATCATGAACTCGGTGGCAACGGTGTGATGACACATCTGCACGAGGAATTCATGGCACTGCCAACCGAGAAAGGAGAAACCGTATGAAAAGAGATTGGAAACAGTGGACGAAAGCTGCTGTTATTCGAGCAATCAAAACCATTGCTCAGACAGCAATAGCGACCGTTGGTGTGGCAGCAACCATGCAGGATGTTAATTGGCTTGTAGTTGGCAGTACCGCACTTCTGGCGGGCATTTTATCTGTTCTGACCAGCGTGGCTGGATTACCTGAAATCAAGGCGTAGTACTGCTGTTTGACAATTGAAAACGGTATTGCTATCGTACAAAAAGCAGCACCGAATTTGTGTACTCCGACAAATATCACACTTTCCAGAAAAAATCCTTGACTATAGGTTAAACCTATGGTATAATGATTACAGTGGATTGGGAGACCACCCACGAATACCGGGCAAGCGGATATGGAAAGGAGGCACATATGGAGGAAATGGGAATGACGGATTTGCAGTTCAAATCCTTTATTATGCTTTTAATCAAGCAGTTAGAGGATGCGAAAACCGAGGCTGAAAAGCAAGCCATTATTGAACAGCTGAAACAGATGCTTCAGGGCTAAAAGAAAAAGCCGACTGAAAAACAGCCGGCAACGGAAACACAGAAAGAGCGGACTTGCCACCGCTTTTTCGTGCTACAACAATTATATCACGTTTTGCCCGAATTGGCAAGAAAAAATTTTAGGAGTGGTTTTTTGACACCCCAAGAAAAGTATGATAAGCAAAATACACGTTTCATTGGTTTGAAGCTGAATCGAAAAAGCGATAAGGATATTCTGGATGCCTTAGAGGGAAAAGCCTTGCAGACGGAAATCAAACGCTTGCTCCGAAAAGCTTTAGAATCCGAGAAAGAAGAAAAAGAATGAAAAATGCGGTATGTCGTTTTGGCATACCGCATTTTTCTATAGTAGTTGTTTTACTGATTTTCGGAATCTTCTCTACACAGTTCATCCAGTGTAACACCGAGGGCAGTTGCAATACGGTTCAAATTCCCGATTGTGATATTTTCAAATTTGATGTAGTCGTTTTCGTAGTCGGTAATTTTCTTATAGTGTACGCCGGAAAGAGCGGCTAACTCTTTTCGAGTAATGCCGTTCTGTTCCCGTATTCTCTTGATGTTATTCTGCATTCGGCTCACACTCCACGAGAGGATAATCGGTCGTATCACAAAGAATCAAGGTTGCAAAGCTGTCTGCATTTGTTTGAATTTCTTTGATCGGAGTAGCGACCGGAATTGGTTTCTTTTCCTTTTCTCTGAAACACAGCATCATTGCCAAGACATCAGATGCCATTTCCATTGCATCCACCAAAGAATCTCCGCACGTATAACAGTTTTCTACATCCGGAAAGTCAACCGAATAAGCGTTGTTTTTCTCTTTTGTGAAGATTGCAGGGTAAACGTATTTCGCCATTTTACCAGCTCCTTTTTGTTTTTGAATGGGGGTACAAATGCGGATTTGAAAAGTTGACAAGGAAAGCGAATGGTTCGCTTTCTTGCCATTTTGAAAACCCCGTAGGGTCGGGGCTTATTTCAGCCCCGCATCCTTCAGGATTTTGTTTGCGGTTCCGGTTGCGATTTCCTGTCCGTCATGCCGCCCAACAGAAAATGCTGTTTCTGTTTTGGGGCTGTACCAGATTTCGTGGTTTCCGCCCTCTCGGATTTTGTAGCATCCGGCTTTGCGAAGTTTCTTTTTTAATTCGCCTGTCCGCATTTGCTTTCCCCCTTTCTTTAATTACATTATACCACGTTTTCGTGGAAAAGTCAAGCGAATTTTCGATTTTTTCAAAAGTATTTTTTTTGTAGAAGGGAGTCGTTTTATATGACAGTAAAGAGTTTTTCAGCAACGGACAACACCCAACTGACTGAGCACTTCAACGCTCGTGAATTCCGTTGTAAATGCGGTAAAAGCCACGACTTTTTGATTTCGGATGAACTGGTGAGCAAGCTGGAACAGCTGTATGCAGCATTGGACTGCGGCAAGATCATCGTCAACAGCGGTTACCGTTGTCCTGAGCATGATAAAGCGGTAGGCGGTACGAGTACCGGGCAGCACACCAAAGGCACAGCGGCAGACGTGGTGTGCTACGATAAGTCTGGCAACATAATTTCAGCAAAGACGGTGTGCTGTAAGGCTCAGGATTTGGGTTTCAGCGGCATTGCCAATATCACCGGTGCTTATACTTCGGTGCATCTGGATGTGCGAACAGGGGCAAAATGGTATGGTGATGAAATCAAAGGCACAAACACGGTGACAAGCGATTTCTACCGCTATTTCGGCATTGCAAAAGCACAGCCGCAACCATCTGAAATTGTGGCAAAAGGGATTGATGTTTCCAAGCATCAGGGCGTAATCAACTGGGAAAAAGTCAAAGCATCCGGGCAGGTGGATTTTGCGATTTTACGGGCAGGTTTCGGGAAAGAATCCAGTCAGATTGATGTGCAGTTTGAACGGAACTACAGCGAATGTAAACGGCTTGGAATCCCTGTCGGGGCATACTGGTATAGCTACGCCAAAACTACCACAGAAGCGGAGCAGGAGGCTGCTGTGTGCCTGTCTGCTCTGGCAGGAAAACAGTTCGAGTATCCTATTGCTTTTGACATCGAAGAACAGGCAAGCCTGCAAAATGCAGATGCCCTGTGTCAGGCGTTTTGCAGTGCGTTGGAGTCTACCGGGTATTATGCGGCAATTTATACGTTCAAGTCGGCTCTGGAAAGCTGTATCGGGGACGATATAAAGAGCCGGTATGACGTGTTTCTGTCTCATGTGGATGTGAGCAGATCGTCCTATGCCGGGAATTATGGGCTGTGGCAGTACAGCTGGAAAGGCAGCGTTT